GGCTTCGGTCAAGACTAAAAACGGACTAGCGTAGTATGGCAGAACCAACAATTTCAGTATCATATATAGTACAGCATTCAATGATAGCATTTTTCGGAGGTGTGGCGCACGCCATTAACAAACATAGAAACGGAGATTCAAAAACATTTATGGACTTTGTACTTCTTACAATTTTATCATCATTCTTTGGTGTGTTGTTTGGATTTATTGGGATTCACTTCTACCCTAACAGTGAGTATTTAACAATGGCTATCGCTGGTACTGGTGGGTGGTTAGGAATAGAATCAACTGGTATCTTGGTAGAGTTTCTTAAAAAGAGGTTTACAAAATGAAACCAGAATGTACAATCGCGCAAGGATTTGGCGGAAACGCTACCTCTGCTTATAAAAATGGCGGTCTATTAGGTCATACAGGCGTAGACCACTCTTGTGGGTATGGTTCACCGATTCATTCCTATTGGGACAAGGAGTATGTCTACAAAGTCTTAACCAAAGACAATCCTGCAAATGACGGAAGTGGATTTACTGGCGTGTTCACTATCGTAGAGCAAGACGGAGAGTGTTTTGAGTTTCTTTACGGACACTGTAACCCATCACCTAACCTACTCGGCACAACGATTCAGAAAGGAACTCTTATCGGTACAGAAGCAAACAATGGAGAGGTCTACTCAAATGGGGTACGAATCACGCTTGACATGCAGAAAAATGGCGACACACGAGGAACGCACCGCCACGACCAAAAGAGGATTTTACGAAAAGACAAGTCAATTCAACCAAACACGAGATATTTAACAACGTTGGGTGGTGGGTTTCTTTTCCTAAATGGTTTCTTTTACGCTATCCCTAACTACAATAACGGATTCAATGGGTGTGTGGACTGGACAAAACCACTCTACCCAGAGCACTTCAAAGTTCTCGCACAAGCGGTAAAAGACTTTCAAATCAAGGAAGGAATTATGGACTTCGCAAACGAGCAAGATTTGCGTAAAATTAAAGTAGGCGAAAAAACTTTATCAGCCTACAAAAAGTATTTAAAGTAATATGTCAAAGATTTACACAAGCGCAACCAAGATTGTTTTCATGCTCACGGCGGTTTCAGTAAGCGTAGGGTTCTTCATGGATAAAATCCCAGCAGAGCAGTTTATGGCTCTTGCTACAATGGTTTTTGCCTTCTATTACGCTAACAAGAAGCCATCAAGCGACACAAATCAGGGTTAGTTATCCACACGAAAACTTCACCGCCTGTCTATGTTATTAGACAACATCGTGTCAAGTTTTTCATAAAAACAGCAATTTAAACTAGTGTTTTCAATGTCAAGAAAATCTCTTGAAGGAAATTTTTCCTTGTCCTGTATATAGTTTTCATTTCAAAAACAACATTTTATGGTATTCTGGTATATCCAGTATGGTATAATGGTTAGAGGTTAGCGGAGAACCTTGAAAACAAAATATGGAATACAGACAATTCAACCAACACCCAAAGGGTAAAAAGATTGGGGATTGCGTAGTGAGAGCAATATCCACAGCAGAAAACAAAAAATGGATTGATGTCTATAAAAGTCTTTGTGAAATTGGTGGTGAACTTTTAGAAATGCCTAATAGCAAAAAGGTATACGAAACATACCTTGAGCGAAATGGGTGGAAAAAGTTTCCAATGCCAAAACTATGGGGCAAACGAATACGCCTTATGGATTTCTTAATTGACGACACAGTAATTGTTTCTGTGGCTAAACATCTAACAGTTTGTGAAGATAATACAGTTATAGATACATGGGACTGCAGAAACAAGTGTTTAGGAAACTACTATTTGAAACCTAAACACCTTTGCAGGTGTCCAAAAGGGTATCACGATATGTTTGAGAAGTGTAGAGAATATTAAAAGAACATTAACCGCCATAACTCCGCAAGGCGGTTTTTGTTTTGTCTAGTTATAAAAGTTATTCACAGTGCAAGTCTTGCCATAGACTTTTTTGGTGCTACCATAAAGTAATCCCCTAATGAGCCACGATAGATGGGTAGGCAAAATGGGATACTATGTTATCAAACATAACAAAAGTAATTGCGATAACGCTTTGTACTAACATACTCATCGCCAACGCAGTTACCACATACGATGTCGGCATTATTGAAAGAAAGGTAGAACTAGTAAGCGCCACGGAAGCCGACATAAAGCAAAGACTATTCTTTTACACAGAAAAGTACGGTATATCTTCGCAAAACAACCTCTTAGTAGAGGTAGTTAGGTGTGAAAGTTCGTTTAATCCTAGAGCAATAGGTGACAACGGACACTCTCGTGGTCTTGTACAGATTTACGATGACTACCACCCTAAGATAACCCACGAGCAAGCATTTGACATAAACTTCTCTTTAGAGTTTTTAGTAAAGAGTGTAGCAGAAGGTAGAGGTTATTGGTGGACATGCCACAGGAACCTTCTGTAAGGGCAAAAATTAGCCCTAGGAAGCGTTTACACCTCACTTGCGTGGTTTATATCAAATGCGTTTTTTACTTCAAGGCAAGTCATTTTCTGCCCTCGTCTGATTTCTTCAATTCTTTGAAAGTTTGCCCGTAGTCTTTCATAATTTCTTTGACTAACTTTTTACTTTTTATAGGTTTGGCGTTTTTTAGAAGTTCCTTCTCCGCTTTTTTCATTTCTTTTAACCATTTGAGTGCTTTCTCGGTATGGTATGTCACAGAAAATCCTACATTTAAGAAAACAAACTGGAACGTGTAACCTTCAAAACTTTTTTCTATAAAAATCTCCGAAAAGACCAGAACATTACTAAATCTTTTATAAAGTTCAAACGATACATGTTTTTTTATCCATTTCATAGTGTAAGTATAACAGAAACCGCCTCGAAAGGCGGTTATTTGATTTTCAAAAGAATTAAAGAGCAGACGAGTAGAACGATACCAAACCAGTTCCACACGTTAAGGTGTTCGCCAATGTAGTAAGAATTGATTAGGCGAAGCCCTACGTTCACGATTGTGAACACCACACCACACACGAAAAGTGAAGGTGCGGTACGGAAGGCGTAGAACAGACCCACCTGACCTATCAGGATAGGAAAGATTATGTATGGCAGAGCCACCATAAAACTTTCGTACCTTGAGGTGCGGTAGGCATATTCAAGCCAGAATATACCAGCGTTGCTTATCAAGAGCCAGAGTACCCAGTTCACTTTTTCTCCTTGATGGTTTCGTGAAGATAGCCCATCACATTAAAGAGCAAGGCACAGCACGCTTCTTTTACGGTGACGGTGTGACCATCTTCGGGAGACTTGACTTCGTATCCTCTGTGGAGTTTCCACAAGTCCATGAAGTGTCGCCACATGGACTTCATGTAGGCGGTCTTGGGGATGCCTTTTTGCCAGTTATCCGAGTCTCGTATTGTGCCATCCGCTTGTTTACGGTGTGCGGTCATATAGTCCCCGAACGCTTCGAGTGCAAGAGGTGACAGGAAACCCTCGTAATCATTCTTGTTGGTGTCAAGATTTCTCGTTGCACCTGTTTCAAAAGTACGCATTTTCTTCTCCATAAAGTTGTCCTTAGTTAGTGTAGCATTAAATAAAAAGCCACTCGAAAGTGGCTAGTCCACCCAAATCGGGCAGACAACCGTCACCTCTCCACCGTTGCGAGAGGAGACGAGAAAGAACTGTTGTGCGGGCGGTTCGTATTCCGCCTTGATGGATTGTCCGTAAGCGTTGTAGCCGATGAGTGAACCGTTGCCAATGAAGCCAGACATTCCACCACCGTGTATCCTTTGGTGAAAGTGTCCGAAGCAGGTCAGCATAGCGGGTTGCACCTTGTCCCATTGAGAGATTGCTTTTCTCATTGGGATAGTGATGCCGCCGATACCCCCACCGTAGTTCACCGAATGACCATGAAGGAAACGAACCCTCTTGTCGTAGATGTCGATGTACGACATGTCCCCCTCTGGGATGATGAACTTAATGCGTTTCTCCTCGCCAAAGAAATCAGCGAGGTCTTGGTAGGCGACCCACTCCACCGAGTTCTGGTTCTCCGTTCCCCAGTGGATGCGCTTCGTAATGCGACCGTGGTTTCCCGAATGGCAGACGCAGACGATGTTACAGTCCGTGTTTGCTAAGAGGTACTTCAGGTTGGAAGCGATGAGGTTCTTCGCAAAGCGCATGGCTTCCATCGTTCCGAGTTGGTTCTTCTCTGCGGAGTCCTCGTGGAGGTTTCCGCTTATGAAGTCCCCACCCAAGAAGATGACGAGGTTTTTGATGGTGCTTTCTTTTTGAAAAATCTTGACGAGACGAGCACCATTCACTGCGAGTTTCTCGGCGCGTTGTTTGGCGATTTCGAGCGTGTACTCATTCACGCCATTTACTTGACCGAGCGTGACACGCTCTTCGACGTGCCAATCTGACCAAAGCATGAAGGCGGTGTTTTCATGAGACACGCTTTTTTGTGCCTTGATGGCGTGGGTTTCCGTTCCCTTGAGGTGCGAACGAGCCGACTCACGCTTGCGAAGCGCATCGACCTCAGAAAGCAGTGCTTTGTACTTCGCTTTCAGTTGTCCGCTTTCTTCTTTTTGAGAGACGCGGTCGATGTCATCTTGAACGACATCCTTGACGCTTTTTCCTTCTGGCTTCCACCCCGCCTTGATGATTGCCTTGTGTTCCCTGACAGTTCTCGTGGCGAGTTTCAACTTCTTTGCAATCCACTGCGTACTTTTATCCATGTGCTTGGATATGAACAAACGCTTTTGATTAGTATCCATGTGTATCTCCTGTAAAGGTTCAGTCTACCTTTAGTGTATGAAAATTATTTTTAATGCTAACTATTACATTGCACCACGGATATGAACAGGTTGCAAGGTGTTTATCCACATAAGCAAAAATCCCCTCTCGGGGTTTTGCTGTAAGTTTAAAAAAGAAAACTATCGAATGTACTGCTTGTAGTATCATAGCAACCCCCCAGATTTTGTCTAGGGGGTTAAGTGTGCTTGTGGCACATGTTACGTCTCCTGCTGTCCCTTGATGGTTTGGGTTGTCATCCAGTAGCGTGTCTCGTCTCCGAAGTCCATCTCCACGACCTTGTACGTCTGGTCGCCGATGCGGACGAACGCCACGATGCCGACAATCACTCCGTTGCCGACACCGACCCCGCAGTCGAGCGTCTTGAACTTCTCCTCGAAGACTTGGCGACCTTCATCCTTGAGGATGGCGAGTGCCTTGAGTGCTTCTTTCTTGCTGTCGCAGGAGACGAACGTTCCCGATGCCATTTGCCCGATTGTCTGGGCTTGAACCTTCGTGCAGAAGGCAAGCGAACAGGCGATGACGATGAGCCAGAACACGAGCCGAGCGATGGGGTTAATCATTCTCGTAGCCCTTTCCTTTGTTGATTGGGGGACATTCGATGTGCCAGTATTGCTCGTACCCGCTCTCGAACACCTGATGGTGATATCGCTCGGTTCGGGTGTCGATTTCCTTGAAGCACCGCTCGCAGAGTTGGAAACTCTTGGCTTCCGCCTCTTGGATGATTTTCTTCCGAAGGTCAGCCTCGACCACGGAATATATACGAAAGAAGTTGGTGTTGTCTTTCGCGGTGAACTGCTTGATGAGAGCGAGCAGGGCGTAGATGACGTGCAGATATTTCCACGACACCTCGATTGTCACGCTCTCCTTGTACTTCATAAAGATGTTCATTCCGCTCTCCTTTGACAACGAAGGTTGTAACGTTCTGCGAATGACATCCCATCCCACGCCTCGCTACACTTCTTCGAGCAGAGGTGGTCGGCGTAGTTCGTGCGACCGTACGGCTTGTCCGTCAGGGTGCGACAGATAACGCATGGCTTCGGTGGTGGTTTGACGATATTTTCTTGTTTCACAAAGAACTCCTTTCTCCTGTAAAGTACAGGGTAGGTGATGTTGGAGTCGCACCAACGGCGAGGGATACCCCCAACGGGTTTACAATCCGCTCCCGCCCTCTACGGGAATAATCACCTACTCTACACTCTACTCCTGCTCATTGACAGGGTGTTGTGGGATAAAATCTAACGCGTTTTAGATAGTGCACACCCACAACACTCTATCAACGAACATCCTGTTTGTAGACAGGATAATGTGTTAGGCAAGGTTTGACTTGCAGGTTACTTTCCCTTCCACGCATCTACCCTTTAATGTCGGCTTAGGCACATCTACACCATTTCTGGTTCCGACGGGTGAGTGGATGTTTTATAAGGTCTCGCCATGGTTCAGTGCTCACTACCTGTAACAACGCAGTTCTACGGCTCACTGTCCGTCACTAACACATTATTCTATTTACAAACTCCTGAATAATTATCAGGGAGGGAAAGTGGTGGTTTGTTACAGTCTCACCACCAACAACAGAAGATTGAGTTACTGTATATATCAATCAGCTTTCCCCTCTCTAATAACTATTCCGATACACCCAGTACCACCAACAGAAACTTGAATGGGTTCGGCATTGCAACCTTAATTAAAAAGTTGTACCTGGGTTTTTAATCCAGTTCCCTTCAAATACTGTTCGTGGCATTTGTACGATTCACCACTGTATCAACCAAGCCCGCATCCGCAGTTATGGTTGTCTTCCAGTGGTGGTACTAGGTGCATCAAGGATACTTCTATTGACAAGTATAGCACTTCCATTTACAAGTCAATATAGTTATCCACTTTTGTATACTTTAGATATGCCAAAGGAGTTAAAAATAGGTGGTCATATTTGGAAGGTAAAACTTGAGAAGTTACCAGAAGATGATTTAGGTTCTACTGATTGGAACACTTTAACGATAACTATTTCAAATGAGTTACCGATAGACTTACAACACTCCGCTTTACTCCATGAAATCTTCCACGCTTGCAATTCTACTCTAGGAAGTACGGATACAGGACACGCTTTACTTGATTCTTTAAGTGAGCAGTTATATCAAGTTCTCTCCGACAACGACATCCGCTTTTAATCGTGCTTCAATGATAGGGATATACTCCTCTGTCATTTCTATACCGATATATTGGTAACCATTTTGTTTAGCGGCGACAAGTGTGCTACCACTTCCAGCGAAGGGGTCTAAAACTATTCCACCTTTTGGTGTAACCATTTTGATTAGATATTCCATAAGGGCGATAGGTTTAACTGTGCTATGAATGTTACTCCCTTCTTTTACGTTTATTTTCAGTTGCATTCCCGACACAACATCTTTTACACCAAGGGCTAATGCCATCGCTTCGCTTATAGTAATTATCAATGTGTTGGAGTTCTCCGCATTTTCTACAAGGTTTCCACCATTCCCCATTTCTAAGTTCGCACCCACTGTGTATTCGTTTGTGAGTAAGTGTGTCAACCAGTTCAAGGTTTGAGATGTCGTTATTGAGTTTGTTTCCGTCTTTGTGATGAACTTGATGTCCTTTTGGTATTTTTCCATTAAGTGTTTCCCAAACAAGCACGTGTTCCATTCGTTGGCGTTTTTCAACTGCACACCAGACTCTCCGATAACCTTTTGGGGTGATATTCCCGTAACCATAAGTCTTATTAACTTTTCCTCTTTTGTTGTATTGTTTTCGTTCCATACTTTAAGTATATCAACTAGCACGATACTGTCAAGCCCCTTATTCCTCTCACTCTTACTTGCTTTTGCTTGGTAGATTATTGACTTGAAGAACCTTTCACTTTCATTTGGGAAACACTCTATTACTTCTTCACTATTGTCGTGGATAAGGTTGGCAGGGAATCTGCCTGTTGTTGAGCCACCAGTAAAAGGATTTTTTAAGCCACCCCACTCACGATTAACATTTTTAATTTCTCTTACTGTGCTTTCTTCTGTCCCCACCCTACTCTCATCTATATTTATCCCACCTGTTCCATACTTAAGAAAATTGTCAGCGATATTACTCTCACTTAGTGGCTTTCTAGCAACACATATTGGTTCATGTGCTGGCTTCATCGCACTGCCCCAACCATATGCTCGTATCGCTTGTGCTCCGAATTGTTTGCAAAAAGCACAAGGTTCTCTATCCTGTTGTCTCCTGGATTGTGGTTCTCGTGATGCACCACTTCCATCTTCGTTAAAAGTCTCCCTATATGTATTGCCATTACAAGTCGGTGCTCCATTATATAGCCATCCTTTCTCGCCATCGCTAAATACTCCTGCGGACATCTGACATATCGCACACCTGTATAATTCCCCTTCTTTTTGAAATAAGTAACACCGCCCTTCCATGCTGGGTTCTCCTGCCCTTTCGGAAATGAATAAGCCCTCTCTGACCTCTTCGGTGGGTAAACCTTGTTTCGGCAAGCCCTTGAACAATATTTCCCTTTGTTCCTCTGTAATGTGCTTCGCCTTCTGTATATCGGCTTCTCGCAAAGGTCGCAAGTAGTGTTTGGTATTCTTCGTGGTTCTTTCGCCATACTCACTCATAATACCACAATCACACCTCTTTTCCAACTGTTTGAAAATGTTGAGAGATTTTGGAAATCCTGAACCCATTACCCATTCAATCATATCTCTTACTTCAAATCCTGCGTCTTCAATAGCACTAGCCATTCTGTGATATGTTCTTGTTCCTGAAAATGCTAATAAGTGTCCTCCTGGTTTTAATACTCGTAAACATTCTGCCCACATTTCTTTGTTGTTAGCGATACCTGTGTTATCCCAACTCTTACCCATAAACCCTAGTTCATAAGGTGGGTCGCAACAGATTGAGTCCACCGAGTTTTCTGGTAATGTTTTCAATACATCTAAACAATCACCACAATATACCTTATTTACTTCCATAGTTTTTCAAATGTTAGTGCTGTTAATTTTGCTTCGTTTAGATGCATAGTTCCTTTTACATTATTGAAAGGTAAATATCCAATTATTTTTTTATCAAGTGCAACAAGAGCCATAAAATCATAATCTTTTTCTTTATAAATCTTCTTTCCACTTTTACCACACCTCTTAATCCAAAATAAATATGCTGGTGTAAGTGTTTTTCTTTGTGGTACTGCTCTATATTTAGAAGTTGTTTTTACTTGTATTTTGTAAAGTTTTCCATTTATATCAGCAACCACATCATAAGGTAATCCTTGGTCTGATAAATAAGCATTATGTCCTTTAATAATTAAATCAGCACAAACTAAATGTTCTCCAGCTACTCCAGTTTGTAGGTCAGTTGGTATAATTTTATTCATTTCTAAATTATACTATGAAACTTGTTTTTCATTATCCACATTTGTTAGAATAGAAAGGTTACCTTGTAACAATCTCAACCAGAGTAAAACAAAACCGCCCCTTAAAGGCGGAATTGTTGTAAGTGAGAGAAAAAACTATTGCAATCGTGTCCTATTGCTAGGACTTTTTAAGTATAGCATAACTTCTTCTTTTAGAAAGTGGATAGTGGGGTATTGACTTTTAAAATAATTTGTTAAAATTAAGATAACCTTTGCGCTTAGAACTCTCACTCACTCGCAAAGGGGGTGAGAGTTCTGGGTTAAGGAACTACGATTAGGAACAGGCTAACGCCGTAATCAGAGATAAACTATCGTGGAAGCCTGTAAACTCTGTGCGGCAAGCCTGATGTGTAAGACAGCAATCTTACTACTCCGAACGGCACTGAATTACTACCGAGATGAATTGGTTAGCGGTAGAATCAGAAACCAACTGCAATAAACCGATGAAGATGTATCGTCTACCAAGACTAACGCACAGGTGAAATAATCAGTTGAGAACCTAATCAAGTAAAAAGACGGAGAGAAAACCGAAAAATCTTTTTATAATACACTGTGTATGAACAGGCTAAAAGCCATTCTTCTACCCCACCGGCAATTTTAAGGTTGTGGAAAACTATCTTTACATACAAACATAAGGCGCTACACTTAAAGCATGGATGCAAGTCTATTCGATAAATACAAGCCGAGTAAATCTAATAAGACAGAAAGAGGTTTGATACTTGAAGAACTACTTGAAGAAGTAAACAAAGAAAGGAAAGGAACGAAGTTTAAGCCGACAACGATTAAACTGCTGGCGATAAAACTAGCGCATATTCCCACACAAGATTTGTACTACTTAAAAAGTATTTGCACCGACTACAAAAACAGAAAAGGAAGTTTCTCTAAATGTTTGTATGGAAGTATAAAATGAAAATTAAAAAAGAATGTCCCTGCGGTGTGGAGTTTATGGTCTTTCCTTCACAGAAAAGAAAATACTGCTCTATGAACTGCTACTCAAACGATAGGAGAGAGCAAATCTCTCACCACCAATGGAGATGGTTCTGGTCGGTAATGTTTGGTAAAGAGTGCAACGATGAAACATTATTCAAAAAGATAAACAAAGAATTATATAGACGATATAAAAAAGTGATATGAAAATCCTACTCCCAATTCAATTAAACCCAATCTCTAGGCGTAAAGATAAAAGTGTAAAACTTTCCGTAGAAACTAGAGAACTTACTCCACAAGAAACTTTGACCCTAATGTCTTTAGAGGGCGAAGAAGGGTGGATGCTTTTGTCTACTAATAAAGACGAAATCAAAGAAGAAGATGTACCAGAGGTAAACGCTGAACTTAACCAAAAATCCCAAGCAGAAAGAATACGCGCTGTACTTTATAAGTTATATCTTCAAGATACTAAAGAACAGAAGTTTCTCGGAACCTTTGAAACCTATTACAAAGAAAAAACGGAGAAGTTTATTGAGTTCCTTAAAGGAAAAATAAATGAAGACTAATGTATAAAGAACCTAAATGGGTAAAATCTATACCCAAATCTTCTGCTCATGGAACAGGTGATTTACAAAAAAGACTATGGCGTGTGGTTTCTGATTATGTTCGTATTAGAGATTGGTATAAATATGGCGGTTGTTGTGTAGCAACAGGAGTATATATACCACATTGGTCGGAAGGTCAAGCAGGACACTTTAAGGCATACGCTGTGTGTAATGGTATGTTTAAGTTCGATGAAAGAAATATACATCTACAAACAGCAAACTCAAATTACTTTGGTGATAAAAAGGGAGATAAAGCACAAGGTTATTATTTTGGTGAGGAATTAAAAAAAAGATATGGAAAAAACTTTATAGAAGAACTTGAAAAAGAAAACAGAAAACACATAAGCGAGAAAATGGATAATACTATTGTACTTGATAAAATTATTTATATACTAGAGTTAATGAAATCCCTACCAGAGCAACCAGATTACTTTGATAGGGTTGAATCAAAACGATATGAACATTTGGGATAAACCAGGAAACAAAATCTGTTGCCTTTGTGGAAAAGGAAAGGCACAACTCTACTCCGATGAGAAAGATGGGCGTTATGTTTCAGGTGCTTGCTGGAATTGCCTTTATAAATAAAGGTTTTTCGCTATCCACAGGTAGCCACTTGACCCACTTGCGCTGATACTGCTAGATATGCTAGGATATAAGTAGAGGGAGATTGAAAGCGGAGATAAAGATAGCGGTATAAATGGATTCGTCTGTATTTACTCGCCAATCAGAAACCATCGAGCGATGCTCACAAGGTTTCGCTTCGCTTCCAATCTCTCTCTGAAAAAACTATGCACTACTGCGAAAAAGCAAAACACTATCCCTTTCCAAAAGGAGAACACTATGCACAAATACTAATCTTCGGTCGATGTTGGAAGTGTGAAAAAGAAATCAACGAACACTTCAAGCAAGAGTACCCAGAGTTTGTCGCAAAGTGTACAATTACTAACGAGGAATCACTAATACCTTTCTAACATGGATAAGAACCACGATTCATTCTGGGCAAGTCAAGGATATAACCAAGACAGTCATATCCACTGGAGAGATAGGGGGGACATAACAACAAGAGATATGCGCCCACAACGAACAGCACAGTTTGAAAGGGAACTTATCGGGTTAGGAATGAGTTACGATTTAGGAGATAATTTTGACGAATACAAATGAAAACAATCAACATACACGGTAAAGAATATGTCGAGGTAAAGGAGAGAATACGATACCTCGCGGAAGAAAACGACAAGCCATACTCAATCGAAACAGACTATGACTACTTCCCAGAGAGGAAGTTGTGGGTTGTGAGAGCAACACTAACACTCGATGGACAGATTTTTACAGGTCTAGCACAGGAAGTTGAAAGCGATAACTATAAGGAAGTAAACAGCACATCTGCGCTAGAGAATTGTGAAACGAGTGCGGTGGGTAGGGCGTGTGCGTTTGCTGGAATCGGAATTGTAGACTCAATCGCTTCGGTAGACGAAATTAACAAGGCAAAGAATCGCGGAACGGAAATAAACTTCTAACATGTACACAAAACTTACACTCAAGAAATTAACAGATAATCCAAAGGTAGGTGATAAAACTCCTTCACACGCGCTTATTGCCGCTAACAACGACTTCACCAAAAAGGTAAAGATTGGCGCTATGTGGCTACGACAGGGAGAATACGGACAGTACCTTTCAGGTCAATTAAACGATGAGCCAAGAACATGGAAAGATAAAGACGGAAACGAACACACAGACGAAGCGTATGTCATCATATCTCGAAAGGATTATGATGACTTACTCGCACTCAAGCAACCGAAGGTCGTACTCACAGAAAAAGAAGAAGGACACGCTAACTTGGATAATATCCCATTCTAATATGCAACCAGTAACAATTCTAGTCAAAGGTTCTTCAAAAGATTTCAGGAAGTCCCTGTCAATCTACTGCAAAGAGAACGACATGACATACATTCAGTACCTAGAGAAGTCATTACCAATAATGAGAAAACACTATGAAAAAGACTAAACCAGACATCGTGGTAAAGGATAATAAGTTCACTAAGAAGTACAAGGCAGAACTTACCAAGAAGAAAAAGGAAGCAGTAAGGAAACTCCGAGAAGCGGAACTTGATATTGAAAACGGTCTTTATGTTTTCAAAAACGGAAAACTAATTAAAATGCCAAGCGCGGTGTCTGCTAGTAAAACTTTAAAAGTAAACCACGGAGAAAGACTTACCAGAATCGCTGTGTGGTTTGCTTTAGTAAGTTTTGTAGCTATGATTGCCGCACAAGTGTACCTAGCACTATAAAAATATGAAAAACTTTATCAGAGTATTTGCTAACGTCTTAGTATGTATTACATTGGTGATGGACTTGGTTGCAAAAACAGAGCACACCTATCCAATTATTATTGCCATTTGGATGTATCTAAATACTTTAGAATAACACCATGACCACCAAACCTAACCAATCTTGCCCCGAGTGCCACAATGACGGAGGTTTCTGCAACTTCTGTGGGAATAAGCCAAAGAAAGAGATATGAAAATAGAACAACAAGTCGTAAACCTAGAGCTTGCTAAAGAACTAGATATGAACCCAAACGACTACGACGAAGACGGAAACAATATAGTACCTTGTCCTATCTGTTTGGATGTCTATTGTCCAAGCAAAAAAGGTGGGAAGTGCCACGAAGAAGATGCTTTTGTAAAGGCACACACCGACCCCTACGAAGCACAAGATAAAATATCCGTTGAAAAAAAATATAACAAAGACGGCTATTTGGTTGAAGTAAAGGTGAACGGACACGTAATTTCTATTCCAGAACAGCACCAACCAAGCGTTGCTATCTTAGACGAAAACTTAAAAAACACGGAGTGGATAAAGGAGAAAATCTACCTTACACCAGAACAAGCAAAAGTAATGTTTCCAGATATTGACCCTTATCTCGCACAAGGTTCTCCCCTACGAGTCCACCACCCTGTACAACCAAAGACACAGGTGGAGAGGTGGTGGGAAGAGTTTTGGAACAACGAAAACGCCATCGAAACGTGTTGTCGTAAACCAGACGAAAATAACTACTACGATTGCTCACGAAATGGTACAGATAATTGCAACGAAAGAGCAAAGAAAAACAAAGATATTCTTGGTTATATCACAGATGCCACCCAACCCATCCACCCCAGATATCCTACTGGAACATTTGCGGATGATAAATGTAATTGTGCAGAAATTACTTGTAAGGTTGGTTGTAAAAAAAATCATACACACAAAACTTTCTCGTGTGAAAAGTGCAACCCAAAGGTAACATTACTAGATAAGATAAAGAAACTACTACAATGAAAACACTTATAAAAATTATTTCACTAGCAGTAATAGCATTTATTTTGTTTCTAAATATATTTGCTTTTATGTCTGCTATTCTAAAAAAAGACCCAATGATACAAGAAGAGTGTAATAGTCGTATACCCTCTGTGATGTTTATGTACCACTTTGGGTGCTACATTACAGGTAATACTTATAACTAAAACTATGGCTAAAGAAGTAAAGAAGAAAACAAAAAATCAGGTAGTGGAAATACATATCTATGTACACCAAGTACCAAATCAAACACCAAACCTTACCCCACCTTATCCGCCATATCCTTATAATCCAACAGTCTGCTAACCCTATGACCTACCAATCTTACAGAGAAAACTGTCCCTATCTCAAAGAACACGGACACCATAATATCGTAAAGGGACACAACACCTGTTGTTGCGATGACAATGTAGAAGTAAAAGAAAGGGAACTAAAGGAACACAAGAATAAAATGGAGAGGTGGATAGAGGAGATAATAGAGAACTGGAATGTAGTATTTGCTCACCAAGACGATTGTTCTGAATGTAAGAAAAGACTTGATAAGATAAGTGAAATCAACGATTTAATCTCCGAAGACCATGAAAAGAATAAACGCTACTTAAATAGATATTTACAGTAAACAGTGGATAATTCCTAGACAAAGATATGCTACTATGGTGTTGTGCCAAAGATAAATCTCTTACTACCTCATCAGTGTAAAGAACTCCATGTAGACCAGTTAGTTTGTCAGCACAACGGAAAACAATGTATGAGAGTGTTTATCAAATCAAGGAGAGGACAGGTACACTGCATCAAGTGTGAGTTAGAGATAAAGGAAAGTGGACATTTGACATAGTATTGTTATACTTGTGTCATATGGAAAACGAAACTGATAAGCAAACGAATAACAGACCTTGGCTCTGGAAAAAAGGACAGAGTGGCAATCCTCTTGGAAGACCAAAAGGAAAGACAATGAAAGAATGGGCAAAAGAATACCTTGAGAGAATGACAGATGAAGAACGCGATGCTTTTATGGAAGGAATGCCAAAAGAAATCATTTGGAAAATGGCAGAAGGAAACCCCAAACAAGACAACGAAACAAAACTCTCTGGAGAGGTAAGCGTAAACATAGTGAAATATAATGATAACCCTGCCGCATAACTACACACCACGCGGATATCAGTTAAATCTACTGAAAGCACTCGATGGTGGATACAAACGCGCAATCATAGTTTGGCATAGACGTTCTGGTAAAGATAAGACTTGCTGGAACTACATGATTAAAGAAGCAATGCTTAAAGTAGGAACATACTTCTACATGCTTCCTTCATACACGCAAGCAAAGAAAGTTATTTGGGACAACATAGACAATGATGGATTTAAGATGCTAGACCATATCCCTAAGGAGATAATGAAAGCGTCAAACGCCACTGAATTAAAGATTGAATTAGTAAATGGAAGTATCATACAACTTATTGCAGCAGACGAGTTTAAGAAATCAGGTGTAGGAACAAACCCAATCGGTGTAGTGTGGAGTGAATACTCAATCACCGACAGAGAAGCGCGTAGGTATCTTTCTCCTATCTTGGCGGCAAATGGTGGTTGGGAAATAGTAAACTTTACTCCCAGAGGAATGAACCATGCTTGGGAATTGTGGCAGATGGCTAAAACAAACGATAAATGGTTTACACAAATGCTCACAGTAGATGACACCGATGTTTTTACCAAAGAAACCCTAGAAGAAGAAAAACAAAACAACCCACAAGACCTTTTTGAACAAGAATACTACTGTAAGTTTATTGAAGGTGCTGGACAATTTTTCCGTAGAATAAACGAGAACTGTATACCAGAAGACACAGAATATAATCCAAGCCATAGATACCAAATGGGTGTAGACTTGGCTAAATATCAAGACTATACAGTTCTAACACTCATTGACCTGCACACATTTCATGTCTTAAAACAAGAGCGATTTAATCAAATAGATTGGAACTTACAGAAAGCAAAGATAGAAGCAATGTATCATAAATATGGCAAACCTTTAATCTACATGGACTCAACAGGTGTTGGTGACCCTATCTATGATGACCTCGTAAAGAAAGGACTACGCATTGAAGGATATAAGTTCACTGAAGCCAGCAGAAAGGACTTGCTCACCAATCTACAGTTGCGGCTAGAGCAAGATAATATCCGCATACCAAACAACGAAACACTAAAAGGCGAGTTGATGTCGTTCCGTTATGAATTGACCGAGCAAGGAAAGATTAAGATTGTCGTACCAGAAGGACTACACGATGATTGCGTGTTCTCTTTGGCTCTAGCGGTGTGGAATATACCATCAAAACCTTTACCGCCACCAAACAATCCACGATTCCTTGTAAGAGGTCAATCAGCAATCGAACAAACTTCATACGAATAGTTGCATTGTCAAGATAATTTGTACACACTTAGTGTATGTATAAATCATTTGATATTGTCGGTCAAATCGGCAAAGAAATCGAGGACTTTAACACCTCTAAAGTTTTATTAGCAGAAGGAAGAAGCGAAACAGGGCGTTATCTAGGCAAGAACGATAAGGGCTATCAGTTCTCACAGAGGGACACGCTAGAACTCATTGACCTCTACTACAATTCAAAGTTTGAAACAGGGCAGACCGATTCAGAAGGACAGCGCAAATTGTTCCTAAACATTTCACGCTTCCGAGCAGATGTTGCAGCAAAGCAGATTGACCTCGACACTAAAGATATTGTTTTCATACCTGACACAGAAGATGCAAAGTGGGGTGCATACTATCTCACAAGAGAGTTTAAGGTATGGGCAAGGCAGACATACTTCGGTGAACTCATTAACGAAATTGTAGAGGACTTTCCAAAGTATGGAACTGTGGTTATCAAAAAGGTAGGCAAGACGCTCGAACGAGTGCCAATCAGGAATCTCATCAATCAGCAAGATGCTAAAGACCTAGAGTGTGCAAGATATGTCATCGAAAAGCACGAGGGAATGACACTTGAGGACATGAAGAAGTACACCGATTGGGATTTGACAGGCGTTGATTTGGAATATGGACAGACCACGACAGTATACGAACGCTACGGACTTGTACCGCAGGCGATGTATGACGCATATCTCGGCAAGGAATCAAAGGCAAGCGATACAGACATGGTGAAGTGTGTCGTTGTTGCTACTTGTAAAGAGGGCAAGAAGAAAGGACAGTACGATGGCAACATACTTTTCATGGAAAAGATAAAGGAACTTCCTTACCTTGAACTTCACTGGAAGAAACAAGATGGTCGCTGGCTCGGAATTGGTGAGATTGAGAACCAGTTTGAGAACCAGATTGCTCGCAATATGATTGCCAACCTACGCAGACGCGCTCTCTTGTGGTCATCTAAAAAGGTGTTCCAATCGCCTGACGAGGAATTGCCAAAGAACCTTGTACGAGATGTGAAAGATGGTGAGATTATTCGTATCACACCTAACGGAAATATCACGCAAGTAGACATGACTACGCACTCGATGGCAGAGTTCCAGTCTACTGAAGATGTATGGGAAGAAAACTCCAACCAGAAGTCGTTTACTTACGAGGTAGCAACAGGCGAAGCGATGCCATCAGGTACTCCGTTTAGACTTGGGGTTGTACTTTCAAACGCGGTGAACTCACACTTTGGGCTAAAGCGTGAAAAACTAGGCATTTTCCTAAAGAAAATCATATCCGAGTTCGTGCTAGACATATTCAAAGAGCAAAACAGCAAGGAACACATCATTTCTATCTTCGGAACTGACGAAGGATTGCGAGATTTGAAGAAAACAGCAGTAGAAATGGAAATGAGCAAGAGAATCCTCGACTGGGCAAGGGGCGATAATACTGTTATGCCTATGTGGGAAGAACTTGAGAAACTAATCGAGGAAGAATACAACCAGAAGTCGCATTTGTTCATCACGATACCAGATAACTTCTACGACAATGTTAAGAACCATGTGGAAATCGTCACAACAGGCGAGGAAATAGACACAACGACAAAGATAACGACCTACACCACGCTATATCAGGCGATGGCACAGAAAGGTGACCCACGAGCAGACCAGATACTTGAGAAAATCATGTCACTTACTGGCGAGAACCTAGAAGCGGTACTCGGAGATGAAAAGAAAGAACAGGAAATGATGCAGATGCAGACACAGCAACCGCAAGCACCAAACCTCAACGCACTTATTCCTCAACAGGAACAAGTAGAAGCATAATATGTACACAAAAGACCAACAGGAGTTTTTGGTAAAGTTAGCACGAACACGAACAGGCAAGCAGTTGATTGACCTGCTCGAAGCGTTTGAACGCTACTATGCCGATATACGAAACTTAAAAGATGTTGATGCAAAGGTGCGAGTTGATGCACTCACTTTACTTCGTGAAGGTTTATTGGATAAACTAAAAGTGTTATCAAGCGATATTGAAACTCCCGAAAGGGATGAGTGGGCATAGAATCAGAGGGCTATTAGTTGCACGATTACCTCATTTAAAAAATCAGCAACATAGGAGAAAACCTTTAAAATCACTTAATTTATGGCTTACATGAATGAAGAACCTGAGGTCATCAACTCTACAAATGATGAACAAGACAACAACGAAGAGCAAGTTGATGTCGCAAAACTTATCGAAACCAACAAAAGACTTTACGCTCGTGCAAAACTTGCAGAAAGTAAATTGAAGGAAAAAGATGAGAAATTACCAGAAAAAGCAGACGACTCTCTAAAGGAAACAGTTGCTCAACTAGCACTTTCAGAAAAGAAAAGACAATTCGGGTTTCAGAATAATTTGTCACCAGAAGAAGTCGATTTTGTTTTCCAAATGTCTGGTGGAAATCCATCAAAGGAAACACTAGACAATCCGTTCGTTAAAGCAGGTATTGAATCGTATCGCTCGGAAAAAAGAGCATCGAACAATATCCCATCGCCTTCTCGTGGCGGTCTAACATTCCAAGGTAAGGAGTTCAAAGACCTTACTGACGATGAAAGAAGGAAAGCATTTGAAGAAAAGCGCAAAAACTTTAGATTGTCGTAATGCTCAAGCATTAACACTAATCTAAATTACTATGTTTAAGTTTAACTTCGCTGCCACAACCGACCCGTTTACAAACACGGATTTGGCAGCATTCATCAGCGAAACATGGACACCGATTGTAAACAACAAGACTTTCGATGACACTGTATTCGCTAACTTCGTTACTGACCTCTCTATGTTCGCAGAGGGTGGCAGTGACATCTTTAACTGGGCATAGTCCCGATGGGAGATGTATAAATCTAACAAAATGCTGGAACACCCTCATAGTTTCAATCCCTACTTAGGAAAAGCATTGAAAATTGGGCAATCAGCAGGTCAATCCTATGGAAATACAATTATCATGGTTAGCAGGTTTGTGGGATGGTGAGGGTTCTATAACAATTTTTAGGCAAAGGGAAAAAAATGGTTCAGTAAAACTAAAACCATGCCTTGTCCTAACGAATACTGACGAGAATATAATAAATCACGCAGTAAAAATACTTGATTCATACGAGATTAAGTTCCACGTTATAGACTACACCAGACCAAGATGCAAAAGGGTTTACCAATTAACAACATCAAAACTGGAAAACCTAAACAAGTTCTGTGAAATACTAACACCATATCTTGTAGGTAAAAAGGCGCAAGCCGAACTATTAAAAAGATATGTTGATTCAAGAATCGAAAGAATAAAGATAGCGGGAAATAATAAACACGCTGTCAAATATAATGAAGAAGAACTTGCACTACAAATCAAACTACAATCGCTCAACCACAGAGGAGAACCCCCAGAGACTAAACGCTAGACGCCGAAAGGTGATGATATAGTCCGAACTTTATAGAAATATAAAGAGTTGCCGAAAGGCAGAATAACACATTGCCACGTTCCTAACCTTTACACCAACGCACTCACTGTTTCTACACAGACTACACAGGGTGCTGAAATCACTACCGCTTCTCCTGCACAGGTTGATACAACCCTTACAGTTGATACGCACAAGTATGTTGCTTTCATCATTGGTGACAAGGATATGGTTCAGATTGCATCAAAGTACGATGTAGCAGCAGAATATGCAAAGCAAGCAAAGGGACTTCTCGCAGAAGCACTCGAAGCAAGCATTGCAGCACTCTGGTCATCTATCTCAACAAACACTGTTGGTGACACCGCTACTGTTCTCTCTGACGCAGAAATCCGTGAAGCTCTCTACAAGATGGAGAACGGAAAGTACAAACTTTCAGAATGTGCTTTCTTCTTCCACCCTTATGTTTACTGGGAGCAACTCCACGCAGTAGCAAAATACTACCAGCAATACTCTGTTGGTCCTGCTAATGCACAGGGTCCTGTTCGTTCAGGAAACTTCTCACAGGATGGTTATGTTATGAACCAGAAGGGATTCCTCTATGGTGTACCACTCTTTACCACTACGAATGTTGTTTCAGGTCTCCAGACCTACCGCAACCTTCTTCTCCACAAGTCTGCTTTCGGCTTTGCTGTTCAGACTATGGGTGCTGGTAAAGTTCGCGCAACTGTAACTCACGAAAACCGCAACATTGGTTACCTCGCAGTATTCGACATCGTTTATGGTGTTGCTGTACTCCGTGAACCTGCTGCTGTTCTCTTGAATGCTAGTTCGGCATTCATTGGTTCTTAAGTTATCCACTTTTGACAAAAAGGCGACCTACACAGGTCGTTTTTTTGTTGTATACTATGTAAATGCACCCATCACAAATACCAGAGAAACCTTTGGTTGCTTCAATCAACCAAGACCCACAATATGATTACAAGCCAACAAGGGTGTTCTTCTTTAAGAGAAATGACGGGAAAATTATAGCCACAGAAGAACAGGAAGCGTGGTCGCTCTATACAAGACGACCACAAATACTTTACAAACAAGGAAAGCGTGTAGAGTTTGAACTTATCGGGACAGGCGATGGAACAATTTACCATCAAGCCCTGCAAGAAGCAAAGGTTGCAGGTCAAACAGATATAGCAAAAGCCCAAGATATATTAAGGAAAGGTCAGCAAGCAGAACTCGAAGCATGTATGGGTAAGATTATCCCACCACGCAACATGGATAAGTTTGAACTATGAAACACACACGAGAAACAATCACAAAAGAACTTCAAAGGATACAGGCAAGTGTTCCACCACTTCTCAAGAAACACCTCTTTGTCGAGAAGTTAAAGACACCAGAAATGAAACTAGTCGCAGAGAAAGCACTAGAGAGTGATATGGATGAGGAAAAGAAGATGCACGTCAAGAAACTACTCGATGAGGGATACTTTGATAAAAAGATTATTGCTGAAAGTCGTACTGTGGCTACGCAAATAGACCAGTACGTTCAAAGAGAAATAAACAAGTCGGTAAAGGCAGGTAGATTACCGACCAAGAAACAATTAAAAGAATTAAACCTAGAACAACTATGACAAAGAAAAAGTTTATACAAGAGTTAATCCAAGTAGCACAGCAGAACATTTGGAAGAATGAACTTGCTCTCGCTTACAAGGAAGCAGGAAACCAATCAGAAGCAGACCCAGAAAAAGTGAAGTTTATCATCGAAAGAGATACAGCATACATCAAGTTCCTAGAAAATGAACTACAAAATAGTAAGTAAACGCCCCTGGTGGTGGTTCATTACGGGAAGAAAATGGGGCGATGTTGCAATGACTTTTGGCGATACAATCTATTGCCAAGAGGATAAGTTAAGACCAGACATACTGGTTCACGAGTTAGTCCATGTCAGGCAACACAAGGAATCGAAACTCTATGCGTTATACGTTCTCATACGAAGTACACTAGACAATGACTTCTACGAGAAACTAGAGCGTGAAGCAAAGAACGCACAGATTAAATACATTTTAGAACATGACAATAGGCGGGATGATGGTGTGTGGTCCTAATGAGAAGTATCTCGATAAGTCGCTAAACGAATTAAAGCGACTATGCGATTTTGCTATCATTGCCACAAACAACGCAGACCAAGCGACAAAGGATAAAATACAATCATTTGGATTTGAGCAGTACGAGGATAATAGGGAATGGGGTATACACCAACCAAACATAAAGACAGACTTGCTTAAAAGGTTTGTAGGCAGAGCAGATTGGATAATTGCCATAGATGCTGACGAGCAATTTGCACCAGAGTTTACTCGTGAAGAAGCCGAACGACTTGCTGGGGGTGATGAGATAGCGTGGTACTTCCTTGTGGTGAATCTCTATAATGACGAAAATCACTTTGCACACTCAAAAGGAATACAGAGGTTTTGGAATATACGCTACTTTAAGTTAATGCCAGAACACGGACTACAATATCTTAAAAAGAGTTTGCATTGTGGTCTTGCGCCACCGATTGCCTATCGTTACGGGTGGCACGCACCTTACTACCTACTCCATTATGGTTTAATGCTTAAAGAGGATAGATTACGAAAGGCGGCGAGATATGATACTTATGACCCGACAAGAAAGTTCAAGGCAGGAGATTACTACGATGAGCTGATAGCTGACTTGCCTATGATACCATTTGATAGAGAAGGACTATTAAGGAAGTTAAAAGAAGCACCTGACACACAACCGAGAAAAATGCCAAAAATATGCGAATAATGATTATCGGTAGATTTATAAACCTGTATGACGAGGAATACATTGCTCGGTCTTTTGAGATGCTTGGACATGAAGTGTTAAGGGCTAATATCACAGCGTTGCCAGTAGATTTGACACACTCACTTAATAAGTTTAACCCAGATATTCTTTTGTTTAATAAGTGGGCAATACCTGATGTTATGAAACCGCATGTTGAAGCCAAAAGGAAAAATGGCATGAAAACTGTATGTTGGGTATTTGATTTGTACTTTGATTACCCACGAGAACACCTAGTCAAACAACACCCAATGTTCCGTGCTGATTATGTTTTCACAACCGATGGTGGACATGACGAGAGATGGAAAGACTATGGAATAAATCACCACTGTGTTAGACAAGGTATCTATAAGCCACATTGTTATGTTTTAGAGCCAAGAACAGCAACATCTGATGTCGTATTCGTTGGTAGTGAAAGTCCAATCTATCCACAAAGAAACGAAACCATCCTGAAACTTGCCAAAAAATACAAGGTAAGGTGGTTCGGCAGGAATAACACAAACGAAGTAAGAAATGAGGATTTGAACATGCTTTACTCTATGTCAAAGATTGTGATAGGAGATTCGTACCCTTCTCCGAGATACTGGTCGAACCGAGTAGTTGAAACACTTGGTCGTGGCGGTTTCTTGATTCATAGGAATGTTGCTGGTATTAAAGAGGAATATCCTTATCTCGTAACATACGACGGAACATTCGAGGACTTATGTGAAAAGATAGACTACTACCTAGAACACGAGGATGAAAGACGAGAGATTATACAAAAGAA